AGGAGATTCAGGAGCTGATTCAACAGTGGTTGGTCCAACTGGGTATACTGGTCCAATTGGTCCAACAGGAGCAACAGGATATACAGGATATACAGGAGAAACTGGGTGGATTGGTAATGACGGTCCAATCGGACCAACTGGCTATACAGGGTATACAGGTCCCGGTAATTTCACAGGATATACAGGTCCAACTGGTCCGACAGGATATACAGGTCCTGAAGGAGTTGCAGCTGAAACTGGAGCTACAGGTTACACTGGTCCAATCGGACCAACTGGAGCTACTGGTTACACAGGATATACAGGATATTCAGGAGCTGATTCAACAGTGACTGGTCCAACAGGTCCTGACGGTCCAACTGGTTATACAGGATATACAGGTCCCGGTAACTTTACAGGGTACACTGGTCCTGACGGTCCAACAGGATATACAGGATATACAGGTCCCGGTAATTTCACTGGTTACACTGGTCCAACTGGTTATACAGGATATACAGGAGCCGGAAACTTTACAGGTTACACTGGTTACACAGGTCCTGACGGAGGAGATGGTGCCGCGGGGGCAACAGGTCCAACGGGTTATACAGGATATACTGGTGCTGGAAACTTTACAGGATATACTGGGTTCACAGGATATACAGGATATACAGGAGCTACTCCTTCATTTGCATCTGCAGCTGAAATTAATACAGGAACTGAAGCAGCAAAAGCAATTGCTCCAGATCAATATACAGCTTCAGAAGCAAATATTAGATGGTTGGTATTTAATTTAGTTGAAGCAGGAACAGATTGTGAAGTGGCTTCAAATATAGGAGGTGACTGGTTATCGCCAATTGCTGGTACGATTCTTCAGAGTGATTCAGCACCATTTTATATTTATGCAACTAATTCAACGGCAGGAACTACAGGAACTATGGTAGTGGATGTTAGTTTAGGAGGAACTTCAATAATGACCACAAATAAATTAGATATTGATTCTACAGAAAAGACTTCAACCACAGGAGCTACTCAACCAGATTTAACAGATACAACTTTAGCAGTTGGTGATATTCTTACAATTGATGTTGATACGATCCATACAACAGCTGCTAAAGGATTAACAGTTTATATAGCTGTTAGAGAATAATTATTATGGGAAAAAATATAAAAAAAGCAGAATACGATGAAACACCTTTTGGTATCATTTCTAATTCAGAAATTTTAACAAAAATGGATTTAGATGTTTTAGAACCACTTAAAGGAGAATTAAAAGAAACATTTATTAAATCCCAAGTGTTTAGGACTAGAACAGAAATGGAAGTATCTGTCTTGAATGATTTAAAATTCCCAACTCCAGCATTGAAATATTGGCAGTCAGTTAGGGAGCAAAATGTTATGTTTGAAGCATTGGTTATGTTGTCTTATGATTATAGAAAAAATATAGTTGAAATTAAAATAAAGGAAAGAGATATAAATAAAGAAAAAGATGAACTAAAAAAAGAATTAATTAGAATTGAAATTGATAAAAAAATATTTATATCTAAAACACAAGAAAAAACAGCAAAAGACAGGATTAGAGAATTAAAAGCATGGTCAGAAATTAAAGAAAGGGAAGCAGAAAACATGTCTAAAGAAGATTTGAATGAAGTAAATAATAGTCAATTAATTGGGTATACAAAAAGGTGGATAAATCAAAGTATTCAGATGGGAGAAAATGGAAGTCCAGCAGAAAGACAAAATTTATTAGGACAGTTAAGATCAGGTATTTTAACTTGTATTGAAAATGATTTAATTAATAAAGTATTAGAAAATTATTCTGAAGAAGTTGTTGATAAAATTAAAAAGGAATATAAAATATGATTAAATACATTAAAGCAGAATGGAGTGGGAAGGGATTTATAACTCATCAAGAAAAAGAGAATGGGTTATCTTTTAATTGTTTTGATGGTATTAATATTTTAGAGGGTGATGAAAATGATATTAAAGATTGGAGAAAGAAAAACAAAGGTGTTGAAATTACAGAAAAAAATTTTAAAGCAGAAAAAATAATTTTTAAAGATAAAGAAAAAGAAAAACATTTAGAGTTAAAGAAAATTTATGGTTAAACAAATAATAAATTATATAAATAAAAATCAAAAATTATTAATATTACCTATTTTTTTTATTGCAAATAAATTAGGTATTGATTTACCATTTTTATTTTTACTCGGGACATGGGCTTCTGGTGGTAATATGAATAACAGTAGAGAAGTATTAGGTGGAGCAGGAACTCAAACTGCGGGTCTGTATTTTGGAGGAAAAATACCGGGAGGAGAAAGCCAACAGACTACAACAGAAGAATATAATGGGGCAAGTTGGGCATCTGGTGGAAGTTTATCTACTGCTAGGTCATATACAACAGGAGCAGGAACCCAAACAGCTGGTCTGGCTATTACAGGTTCATATTCTACTACATCAGAAGAATATGGAGGGACATCTTGGGCTAGTGGGGGAACTTTAACAACAGGAGTTATAGGAGGAGCGAGCGGCGGAACACAAACTTCTGCTTTCGCAGTTTGTGGTTATAATAGTGGAGCAAAAAACCGAACAGAAGAATACAATGGAACATCTTGGTCTTCTGGTGGAAATTCATCAGAGGGTCGTTGGAACTTAGCAGCTTGTGGGGCAAGTTCTTCTGCAGGTCTAAATTTCGGAGGTTCTCCGGATGGGAATACCAAAAGAACTCTTACTGAAGAATACAATGGAACAGCTTGGTCAACAGGTGGAAGTATGGCAACAGCATCAATTTACTTAGCAGGGGCAGGAACTCAGACAGCAGGATTAAGAATTGGAGGTTCTGGTGGCACGACTAATACAGATTCATCTGAATATAATGGGACAGCTTGGTCTGGTTCTGATAGTTTAATTCAAAATACTGGAGGTTCTTCTGGTAACATAGGAACTACTACAGCTGGGTTAAACTGTGGTGGATTTAGCACTGCAGCAAATTTAACACAAGAATATTTAGCTGCACTAACATTTGTACCTAAAATAATGGGATTTTAAAAAATATGATACAAAAAACATTAACAGGGAAAATAAAAGATAATTTAGCAGTAATTCTTGTTATGACAAGTATCATTACGGGTTGTACTTGGGTGCAAGCTAGATTAGCCGCTGTTGAAGCTAAGTCTTCTGAAAATGAGGAATCTTTAGAACAGTTGGAATCAATAAAAACAAATGTCTATTTATTATGTATTAGTAACAAATTAGAATGTATTAAATAGAATATTATTAATTATTAATTAAGTCCGCAAAAAAAATGTCTAAACCACTCTTTTCAATTGCAGTTATAGCTAAAAACGAAGCGGATACACTTCCTAGACTTGTTAATTCTGTAAAAGAATTTATGGATAGAGGAGGTGATTTTTATGTTCTCGATACAGGTTCAACAGACGATACAGTTGAAATTGCTAAAAACTTAGGTTGTAAAGTTGAAGCAGTTGGTGACAAATTTAGAATTAACATTGATGAAGATCTAGCCAATAAAATAAACGAGAAGTTTATTATAGAAGGTGAAACTCCAGTTGTAAAAGGAGGTGAATCTCTTTTCGACTTTGCTTCAGCTAGGAATTATATATCTACATTTCCAGATAACGATATGATAGCTACCCCTGACTGTGACGAGATATTTACAAAGTTTGATATTGATAAGTTAGATGAAGTCGTAGCTACAGGTGTTGAACAATTAGAATATGAGTTTGTATTTTCTCATGACGAGAATAATAATCCGGTAATTAAGTTCAAACACTGTAAATTTTATAATAGAAAGAAATTAAAATGGACTGGAGTGATCCATGAAGTTTTACAAGGTAATGCTAGCAGAGTATATCTTGGAGAAGATGTTATTAAGTTGGAACATTACCAGAATGAAAAAACAAATAGGACCGGTTATCTAAAAGGTCTATCTCTTGATTGCTACAATAATCCAACTAATGATAGGAATTCACATTACTTTGCTCGTGAATTATTCTATTTAGGAAGGCACAAGTCAGCTATTAAAGAATTTAAAAATCATATTTCAATGGGGAGATGGGGGACAGAAGCTTCTCAGTCAATGTTGTTTATAGGTGACTGCTACAAAGCCATTGGAGATTTTGATGAGATGTTAAAATGGTATGCAAAGTCAGTTGAGAAGGAAGCTCGTAGAGAACCTCTAATGAGATTAGCTGAGTATTATTTTGGAAAAGGAATGTATCCGCAAGTAGTTCTATATGCAGAAGCGGCTTTGACAATTACACAATTACCATTCTATTCAAATCACCAACCTTACTATGAGAATATTCCTCATGAATTACTTTATATCGCATACTGGTGGTTGGGGAATAAAGAAAAAAGTAAAGAACACTGGAAAAAAGCTATAACTATGAAACCAACACATCCACGATATTTGAAAGATGCTCAATTTTATAATGATTCAGTAGAATTACCTAGAATTTCATTTGTTATTCCTACACTTGGAAGAGAAGAAGGATTGAAAAGATGTTTAGATTCAATTGAAGCTCTTGATTATCCAAAGGATAAGGTTGAAGTAATTGTAAAACAAGATAGTTTTTCTGGTAGAATTGGAGTACCACATCTTGTAAAAAGAGGTGTTGCAGAAGCCACAGGAGAATGGATTGTCTTTGCTTCTAACGATACAATATTTACTCCACCTTCAATTAAAGAAGCTCTTTTAGTTGGTACAGAAGGGTATGTAGCTTTCAACACAGGAGAAGTATCTCCGGATGAAGGGAATATCAACGAACACTTTATGATCAGAAAAGATATTATTGAAAAGACCGGAGATGTCTTCGATACTGATTTCTGGCATGTAGGTGTTGATAATTTATTACATGCAAAGATGAAAAAACTTGGAATATTTAAACGAGCTGAGAAAGCTGTTGTATTACATAACCATTTTACTAAAGGAGCTGAGATGGATGAAGTTTACAAAGTCGGTTGGGATCAAGTAAAAGTCGATGAAGATCGAGCATTATTAGAAAAGAAATTAGCTGAACTATAATATGAAACCACCAATCAAGAATTATATTCCAAAATTATATCCAGAAGGGTCTGTGACTCAATGGTTTGGAGAAAATCCAGAACTATATGCTTTCTTAGAATTAGACGGACATAATGGAATTGATATAATTGCTCCTTATGGAACACCAATAATTGCACCATGTGATATGTGTATAAAAGAAGTTAAGGATGACCCCGGTGGTTACGGTAGACATATAAGAGGAATAGGAAATGGTTATGAAATAACATTTGGACATTTATCTAAGATTGAAGTTAAATTAGATCAAAATGTTTTAGAAGGTGAAGAAATAGGTAAGATGGGTAACTCAGGATTTGTAGTCTCAGGTGCTACACCTTTCTGGAAATATAATCCATATAAAGGAACTCATCTTCATTTTGGGTTGCGTAAATTTAAACAAAGAATAGGTGATGAACAGTTCAATATGCAATATTCAACAGGGTTACAAGGGACCATAGAAAATTATAACAATGGATATAAAGGAGCTATTAACCCTTCACTTACAATTGAAGAAGATAATTCTGAAAAGATAGAAAAGATGCTCACAATAGTTAGTTTGTTAAGACACACAATATTATTATTAAAGAAGATTATTAAATTAAAAAAATAATTATGAAAAGATTAAAAAAAGTTTTAGTTAGTAATAGGATGAAATCGTTATACTGGAGGACAGGAATGATGTGTTTAGCTATCGTTGTAGCTGGTTTACTTGAGAATTTAGACATTTTTGCACAAGTCTTTAGTCCAGCTGTAGTTATGATGTTAGGTTTGGTCTTAGGTGAGGTTTCAAAGGCTTTAAACAATATGTTAAGTAAGACTGAATTGATTTAATTATTTTTAGAGGATAGAATTTAGGTATACAATTAGTAATTTAACAAAAAAAACAAGATGTACCCACAAATAAGTATAAAACATAATATAGGGAATACTATTGAGATTCCGAATCAGCTAGATGTTAAAACATCTACCTATATAAGTAGTAATACTGATCAAGGAGATCTTGCTATTCCAGCTGATAATGCTTCAGACTTCACTGCTGGGCAAATCTTGTTACAACTTTCTTCCATAGGAGCTGAAAACTCAGAGATTGTAACCTCATCTTCACATACGAATGTGAATTTCGTTACTTTAGCGACTGTAATGGCTCACAGCCGAGGAGATATTGTAAGTGAAATTAAGTACGACCAGATAGTTGTTTCCAAATCAGCTACAGTAGATGGTGTTTATGTAGCACTTGCAACTTCAACATTCTTTACTACACAGCAAAACACGATCGTTTACGATACAACTGGGTTAAAAACTGACTACTACAAAGTTCAATGGAAAAATTCACTTACTGGACTTCTATCTGATTTTTCAGATGCAATGAGTGTTTCTTCCTATCCAACCAACTCTGTAGAAACAGTTATAACTCCAGTCTTGAAGGCTATGGGAGTTTCAGAAGATGACAATAAAATTACAACTGAATTCTGTCTATCAGCTATTGATGATGCTAGGAAGTTCACAGCAGCTAAACTATATGGAATCAGACATGCTTGGCAACAAGAGTTCGAGTATCCAATTAAAATGTTAGCTGGTACAAATTATGTAGATCTTCCAGACAACATTGATTTTACTGAAACTGACCGTTCTGTATTAGCAGCTAGGTTTTTAATTAACAGCATAGTCGCTCCCTACAATTTACGGTATATAGACAAGAAGGACTGGAACCAAATCACAGATTCTGTTTCTGGTGGTTCAACTTCAGGAGCACACCTTACAACTGCTACAGAAATTACATTAGACAATGTTGGAGATTTTCCAGATTCAACTTCAGGAGTTGCATATATTGCAACTACAGCATACACACAGGATATTGATACAATCGCTTACACAGGTATAGATTTAACAACGAATCAACTTACAGGAGTAACAGGTATATCTTATGATATACCAACAGGAACGCAGGTCTGGTCGAGACCAACAATTTCGCAGCCAACCAGTTACACAATATACGAAGATAAATTGTTTTTCGATAGAATTATTCCAGACTCAATGCAAGGGAATAACCTTTACATTGATTACTACAAGAAAATTGATAAGGTCATTGACCTGTATCAAGAACTTCCAGAACACTATAGAGAAATCTATAAATGGTATCTTCGTTATGCTATTAAATATCGTAAAGATATTACTCTGGAAAGTAACGATCCTGACTTAAAGAAATTCGAAAGCTTAGTTCAAGCATTATTCGATAATCTTTATACGGGGCAGACTACTTCTATAATTACAAGTTAAATTAAAAATTTATTATGAGTTATTCAAATCCGCTGATTCCTTTAGTTGATATTCAACAACAGGAACAGCCAACGAATACAAGTTCATACCAGTTGATTACCTTCGGGACAATTACTGGTGGTACTCCCTATGCTGGAGCAACCTATGCAAATATCTTCGCATTAGAATGTTTATTGCAAGACCTTGATGGATCAGCTGTTTACCAAATGACAGGAACAGTAGCTGTACCTGCTTGGTCAGCAATCGGTTCTGGTGCAGCCGGAGCAACTGGCTACACAGGATATACAGGATATACAGGACCGGGAGTTACAGGTGCAACCGGGTATACTGGTTACACTGGTTCAGGAGATACTGGTTATACAGGTCCAACAGGGTTCACTGGTCCAAATGGTGCTACTTCAGCAACAGGTGCAACTGGCTATACTGGTTACACAGGAGCTGATTCAGATGTAACAGGTCCAACAGGTTACACTGGTTTTGGAGCTACAGGTTACACTGGTCCAGTTGGTCCAATTGGAGCAACAGGAGCTACAGGTTACACTGGTCCAATCGGTCCTACAGGTCCAACAGGATTTACTGGTCCAGATGGAGCCGCTTCAGCTACTGGAGCTACAGGTTACACCGGTCCAGATGGTCCTACAGGATATACAGGTTACACTGGTCCTGATTCAACAGTAACTGGTCCTACTGGTTACACTGGATATACAGGATTTACTGGATATACAGGTACTACAGGTATTACAACAGTCGTAAATGCAATCACTACATCAGTTGGTGGTTCGTCAGTTGAAAACTTTTCAGCTGGAGACTTTGCTTCAGTTGCTTCTACTGATACAGTTTTCGTTCAATTGGTAGATAACGGTTCAAACAATGTTTCCGTTCTTTCAGCTGTTACAAATACTGGTTCAGTTGATATAACATTCTCTGCGGATCCTTCAAGTGATACGATCTTCAATGTGTTAGTCCTAACACCGTAGTTTTTCTACCCTCTACTTATTTTTGCGGATGAGTAGAGGGATAGAGAAGTTAATTAAAAAAAATATGTTAACAAAAATACCAGAAATAAAAATACCATATCCAACAGAAGGAATTATTCGTTCAGCTCAGTTGAGTGACAATGTTTGTCCTGAGAATTCTGTTCAATTATCCATCAATGCTCATTTTGATACGATCGGAGCTGTAACAACCAGATTAGGAATCGCAACTTATGCGACTACTTTAGCTGGGAGTATTGGATCTTTCGGAACTCTAAATTCTCAAGCCAGCGATACTAAGTATCTTTTTGCACGAGTAGGAACTACAGTTCAAGCTCTAAATTCAACAACAGAAGCTTGGGCGGAAGTTGAAACAGGATTAACTGGTTCAGGGAAAGCTAGATTCAGCCAGTTTTTGAATAGAACTTGGATGGTAAACGGGAATGCTGGAGATACTCCAGTTACATCTGATGGGACAGCTTTTGATACAACCGATGTTCCTGCAACATTTCCTAAGGCTGATTTTATTGAAGCTGGATTCGGTGGACGAGTTTGGTTGGGAGATGCCGCTAAAGATATTCTTTACTATACTGATATTGTTCAATCAACTGATGGTACGAGTTATGACCCACTTACTTTTACTTTAGATGTAAACTTCATTACGAAGTTTTCTCCACAAGACGGTGAATCGATGACCGGTCTTTTCAGAGTTCCAAAAGCTCTACTACTTTTCAAACAGAATCATATCTATAGAGTTTACAGTACTTCGAATGTTGACCCTTACCCAGCCTACAATGTTGGAACATTCTCACAGGAATCAATAGTACAGACTAAAGACGGAATATATTTCCATCACTCTTCCGGATTCTACAAATTCAACTATGATTCACAACCTACTGAAATCTCTAGGAGAGTAATTGATTTTGTAAAAGCAATTCCGAGAGCTTCCTATGATGATGTGATTGGTGTTTACGATGGATACGATGCAGTGAAATGGTCTGTTGGTGAAGTTACAGTTGAAGGAGTTACCTATAAGAATTGCCAAATGAGATACACACTTTCTACACAAGTTTGGACGATCTATGATTTCGATGATACGAGTATTACAGCTTTAATTTATTACGATAATGGGACTACAATAGAACAAGTTGCCGGAACTTCTACAGGACTTGTTGGTAAGTTAGATTCAGGTTATACAGACTTCGGAGAAGCTATCTACTATGAAATTATTGATAGGTGGAGAGCTTTCACTGAAATGGATGCTTTCTCGAAAGACATAAGTGGTCTTGCTGTTTTATCTAGTAAAGCCACAGGATCTTTAATTCAATATCAAACAGATTCAATGATTGATAATAAGTGGGAAGATATTGGAAATGTAGAAGGAAAATATGTAACATTATTCCCAAATGTTGGAACAGAAGATTTTAACGAAGTTCGGTTGAGAACAACTGGATATTCAAAAGGTAATCCAATGAGGTTCGAAGGTGTAGAATTACTTTCAATCACAAATAAAGGATTAGATAAAAATTAACATGAATTTATCAGAATTATTCTTAAACAGATATTTATATAAAGATAATAATCAGTCCGCTGGAACAAAGGACTCTGTTTTTAATTCTATTGATAATTCTGATACCGAACCAGCTTCAATCCCTGCTGGTGGTAGTGCTCAGGATATAAATACAGGAAATGTTTTTATTGATGGGGCTATATTAGAACCGGGGACAATTCCTACTACGACTCTTGATGTTTCAAACTGGGGATGGGGACAGTCTTGTGTTTTTTCTTCTGATGATAACAACACTGTTTCTTGGGCTGGTGGTACTTTCACTTCAGCAAGTGGAGAAGATTATACTATTGGAGTAGGTGATACAGGTAATATGGGGGTTGCACCTGAAATAACATATATCTATTTAGATCTAAATGTTTCAGAAACTGCTTACCAAACTACCACTACTTCAGCAGATTCTGTTGGAATAGGGAAAGTACTAATTGCTGTTGCTAAAATTGGGTTAACTGGGGCTGATGATGCAACATATAATCTTTCAGAAGCTACTCAGATAATTGGAGATAACATTCTTGCGAATACGATCGATGCTTCGAAAATTACAGCAGGTCAATTAGTTGTTGGAACTAATATAGGAATAGGGACAGCTTTTGCTACAGCTGATGCAGGAGATCTTGCAACACTTGATTTAGTTGAAACAGCCCAGTTAGGAACGACTGTAATTGTTGGAGGTTATATAAAAACAAGTTTGTTAACTGCTGATAATATAATAGCAGGGACACTAACTGGTATAACAATAACAGGAAATACAATTAGGACATCAGCTTCTGGGTTAAGAGTTGAAATGACTTCAACCGATACTAATAAAATAAGTTTTTATAATAGTGCTGCACTATACGGAGAACTTGAAGTATCTTATACTTCACCAAAAGGATTTATTTCACTTTTAACACAGGATGGAAATGGGCTTACATTAGATACTGATATTGCCGTATCTGGTTATAATGCAAGTGCTTTAAAATCAAATGGAGGGACTTTTGATACTTATGGAAATGCAACCAATAGAATGATAATGATGGATGGGTCTGCTGGATCAGGGACATCAATGTTTGGTATTCAATATACAAGTGGTACCTTTAGATTAATTACTGATTTAAGATTGCAATCAGATTGGTTACCTTATGCAACAGCTACACAAGATTTAGGAAGTGTTTCTTATAAATGGCAAGACCTTCATTTGAATAACGATTTTGTGTATAGAACAAAACACCAACCTGTAATGTATACTAATTATGTAAGTGGCACTACATTATCTAAGGGGAATAGTGGTTTTAGTGTCACTAATTCATCAACAGGTGTATATGTTGTTACTCATAGTTTTGGATTAACTAATTATACAGTTCAAGTAACCCCTTATGCGGCTTCTGGAGGAGGTGCTCCAAGTGCTAAAATAAGTAGTATTGCAACAAATTCATTTACAGTAATAACATACGATGATACTGGAACTGCGGCTGCTTTTGATTTCCAATTTATGCTATTACTTAATACTTAATTTGCTTTAACAAAATTTTAACAATATAATTAATAATAACAATATGTACCCAACAATAAATCTACAACCGGGGCAAAGAGGACCAGAAGTTGAGAAACTTCAGAATTTTCTGATGTCACAAGGTCTTTTGACTCAAGAACAAATAAATACAGGACCGGGTATATATGGTCCTCAAACAAAACAAGCGGTAACATCTTGGCAAGAAATTAATGGTGTAGACAATACTTCTGGTCCCGGATACTGGGGACCGCAATCTATAGGGGTTGCTTCTGGTGGTATTACTGGACCAGTTGATGGAGTTACTGGAGATCCGGTTGATGAAGAACAACCTTATTCTGATGAGGAATATTCACTTGCTCTGAACAACAATCCGATCGTTGCAGAGTCAGTTGCTAAAGGAAATACTGTAGAAGATTTAGCTTATGCGGCTGAATCAGGTGACTTTAGTGGTTTAGTTAATCAATTCGGACAACCTTTTAGTTTAGAAGAGCAACAAAAGGCATTAGCTGATGCAGAAGCCGACAATTCTTTATACTTTAAAGCTTTAGAATCGAAAGAGACAGCAGATGCTGAAAGTACAATGGCTCAACAAAAAGCTGACTACCAAAATTACTTATTAAATTCTGGACAAAATTTCGAAGCAGATAAAGCACAATCTGATGAATCAGCAGCCAGTCGAGGTGTATTATTTTCAGGTGGTAGAGTTCAAAAAGAAAAGAATATGGTAAGAGCTTATGATCAAGATCAAGCTTCTAAGTTAGATACAGCTTCCAGAAATATAGGTAATACAGCTAGAGATTTTCAATATAAATATGGTAACGATGCAACTAATAATCTTTCAAGTAATTATAGTTTAGGAGGAAATACTTTTAATGCGAATAAAGCTACAGGAGGTGTAAGCTCTAATGGTTTATCTAGTATTTATAATCCAAGTCAATACAACTATCAAGGCACACAAAATGTTGCTAAGAAGACAGCTGCGAATACGAGAGCGGCAGGCAAGCTTTGGAATAAAGGAAACAAACTATTATCAACCTCTTATAATAATCAATATTAATATGTTTAACCCAATGGAATCTTTAAGTAAATACTACTCTAACTCAAAACCTTTTGATGTTGGTTCTTATTTGCAACAGTTAAATACTTTACCAAACGGTGGTGGAACTTACAGTGTAGGTGGTGCGGCCGGAGGTCAATCAAATACAACGAGTGGATTATGGCAAGGTCCTGTTCAACCACCTGTTGTCGAACAACCTCCAGTGGTTCAAACACCAGCTCCTATCTTTAATCAACAAGCTCCCACTCAAACAACAACAACAGCTCCAGCACCTCCAGTAAGATCTAAATACATGAATCCAGCAACAGGAAAATACTATACTCCTCAGGAGTATGCGAATAGTGTTGCGATGAAAATTCCAGCAGGTAAAGCCACTGGAGACATAGGACAATATGCAGGAGATGCGAAAATGGATCCTAATCAATCAGCTCAAGATTTAACTACAAGAATGACTAATATGAATAATACTAGAAATGATATTGCAACTGGAACTACAGATCCTTATCAAGTTGGAAATAAATCAGGAATTGCTTACAGTCCTCAAGAATTAAAAGCTATTGAAAATGCTTATGCAGGTATTTACGATCCTGCCTTGAATGATGTCTTCGCTAGATTAGAAGAAAAGAAAGCTACAGATAAAGAAGCTTTGACTAGAAAAAATATGCTCGAAGAGAAAGCTATAGAGCATGGATACCGTATGGAAGAAAAAGAAGCCGAAGGTGGTGGTTTATCTGGTCCTTCCAGTTATCAGGAATGGACTCTTGCTGGAGGTGAAGCAGGAACTGGTCAAACTTATGCAGCATATCTAAAAGGTGATCCTGTCGGTGAAAGTTACAAGTCTCAGATAGCTGGTTCAGGTCTACAGATAGTTGATAATTTACTAGAGATAGGAGAAGCTAATCCAGGCATCTTTGGTTGGACGGCATCCACACCAATGCCAGATTGGTTAAGAACAGAAGCTTACAGAAACTATAATGCACAACTTGATTCATTAAGAGGTAATATAATTCCAGCGGCACTTACAGCAATGAGAGAAGCATCTTCTACTGGAGGTGCTCTAGGTCAGGTATCAGATAGAGAAGGTCAATGGTTAGGAGCTTCTCTTGGAGCTTTGGATATGAGCCAATCTCCAGAACAAGCTATCGCTAGTTTGAGAGAAATTGAAGCACATCTTAAAACTTGGGAGGATGCAGTTGCTAAATATGGTGGTGGTAATAACCCAGATACAATGGAATTGAAAACAGAAGACGGAAAAATTGAAACTTTCGCTTTGCAACCAGACGGGGGTTACAAAAAAGTAATAAAATAAAAAATTATGTCATACACTTATGAACAATTAAAACAAATGGGAGCAACTCCGGGAACACCATCTGGGTCTGTTTCTGGTACATCTCCACAAGCAGGTTCTGCGGTACCTAAAAATAATTATACCTATGAAGAATTAGTTGGTTTAGGAGCAACAGCACCTAAAAAAGAACCGTGGAAACAGCCAAAATCTGTAGGAGGTTTCGCTGGTAATGTTGTAGGTAGTACAGCTGAAGTAGTTGGAGGTCTAGCAAAAGCAGTTTTGAATCCTATCGATACAACAAAAAGTTTATTTAATTTAACTAAAGGACTAGGAGCAAAAGTAGGAGAAAAAATACTAGAAAAAACTGAGACTGGTCAGAAATTCCTTATAGCAGCGAATGAAAGTAGAGCTTCTCGTGGACTTGAATTACTTCCAACAAATGAACAAGGTAGAGTTACACTTCAAGGTAGCTCTGTTTTAGACGACCCAAATCTTAAAATGGTAAATGCTGTAGGAGATTTTTATGTAGAAAGATATGGAGACTGGGATAAAATAAAAGAAACAATGTATGAAGATCCTGTTGGTTTTGCTTTGGATCTTTCTACAGTATTAAGTGGTGGAGGAGCAATAGCTGGGAAATTAGATAAATTAAACAAAGTTTCAAAAGCAAGTGAAGCTGTAAATGTAACAGGTAAAGCAGGAGATTTAGGTAAAGTTACAGCATTAGGAAAAACATCAGATCTATTAAGGAAAGGGGGAGAAGTTACTAATCCAATAACTCAAGGAGGTAGATTATTTGGTAAAGGAATAGAAAAATTAACTAAAGACAAGAAACTTGGTGGTAAAAAATACACTTCAGAAAATATAGATGCTTCACAAAACATAGGAGTTGCCGCAGATGAATTACCTATCTTTGCAAAAACAACATCACCAATTTCAACTACAGCTGAAGCTGTGGCTTCCAAAGGAATTGGAGGAAGTAAAATCTGGGATCGGATGAATAATATTTATACAAAGATGAACGATACTGTTGATAGTTTATTGAAAGGTAAATTAGATGTTGCTGTTATAGGAAGAAATTTATCCACAGCAGTTGATGATTTTAAAAACAATTTCTTTGAACAAAAAAACAAATTATATAAAGAAGCTATTATTCCTAAACCAAAAGTAGCTAATGAAATTCCCGGATATGAAAATATTAAAACTATAACAGTAGGTGCAGAAGATCCACTTTTTGCAAGTTGGAATATGAAAGTTCTCCCAAACGGTAAATATAAATACACAAAACCAACAGGTCCATTATTCTCTGGTAAACAGAAACCTATGCCTGCAAATACAGTAGGTACTCAGAAACTTCTAAAATCTTTGATAGCAAATGAGAAACAAGCATTGAAGGGTTATGGAACAAAAAGTTCTCCAGAACTAAAAACTTACGAAGGTTTGTTAAAAGGTTTAGGTGATAAAAATATGACAACAAGTGATGTTTATAGAACATTACAAAAATTATCTAATGATATTAGATACGGGACAATAGTAAAGACAGGAAATAATGCTAAGTTATCTTTGATTAGAGAATCATTGGATGCTGAATTCTTAGCAACTTTGAAACAGCAAAGACCAGATTTAGCCGCAGCTTTGGATAAAGCTGAGACTTTCTACAAACAGGGAGTAAGTAAATTAAATTCTAGTGTCATACAGACAATTGTAAAAAATGCTGATAAGCCAGATCTTATTGTAAAAACTCTATTGCCAAAACTAACCAGTTTGGAAGATGTAAAATTACTGGTAGAAGTAGTTGGTCAGAAAAATATGGTAGCGATAAGAAAATCTATTATGGATGTTATCTTTACAGAAGCGAAAGGTGTAGCAAAAGAAAATCTACAACCACTTGGAATTTCAAAACAAATCAAAAAGTTTGGGGAAGATAAATTAGAGATTCTATTAAACCCGGATCAATTCAAAGCATTGAAAGACTTGGAACAAATATCAAAAATGATGGGAAAGAGTTCAAAGATCACCGGCGGTTCACAAACATCTTTCAACTTGCTATCTACAGTTGGTGGAGGTTCAGTGGCTACATCAGTAACATTGTTGCTTATGGGTAATCCAGTAGGGGCGATGTTATCTCTTTCACCACTATTCGGAACTATTGCAGCAGGTAAATTTATAAACTCTAATCTTGGAAGAAAACTTCTAGCGGAGGGTGTAAATCTTACAGGTAAAACCGGTCAGAAGATCCAAGCAGTTAGCCCATCGACAGGTAGAGGAGCACAAATTGGAAATCAACTAAATAATTTATACGATTCTCAAAAATAATTAGACAATAAAAAAACACCTTTTTCCGCATTTAAAAAATGTATGAAAGAGGTGTTTTTTTGTTGTAACTTACTACCAAGTAGTCGGTCCTATATTCCCTGCAGATGATTTTCTATTAGTTTTAGCATAATTTTATAAATTATAATTTAGAAAATCAAAGCTGTGTTTAAACATTAAGAAATATATTTTCGATGAACACAGTAATAACTTAATTATATTATTCTTTTTCTAAACAGGCAAGTAGCAGAGGTGTGAAACTTAGTGCTGTTTTTCTAAAACCATTTAGTTTTATTTCTTTCAAAAATATCTTCTCAGCTTTGTTTGCCATTTCTGAGTTTACCTCTATTCCTTCTTTTCCTACTGTTTCAGATAAAACTAATCCAAATTCAAAGGCTAATAACACGGTTTTCTTACCATATACAGGTAGTCTGCATAGGCTTTTTATTTTATTTATCATGTTTTTTTGGAGCTTTTTCAGGATCAACTGATGGTTCTACAATCTTTTCCAATTTACTTAGAATGTTAGCTATCTGTACTAAAACAGAACCAACTATAGCTGGAGCAATTTGTGCTTGTAATACTTGTACGATCTCGTCTCTAACTTTTTCGTCTAGTTTTAACATAATTATATTTTTTTAATTAAATTTGATAATTTTCTTCTTTAAATTTTTTATAAGCTTTAACCGCTTCACTTTTTCTTTCAAAAATTCCAATGTCTATTAGAATACAAGTTTTTCCACGAGCATAAGCCCTCCATTTTCCTGATGCTTTATGAAAAGACACACCAGTAAACCCAGAACTATTGTTTGAATATATTTTTTTATTTAACATATTCTGTCTGTGAGTAACAAATCTAAGGTTGTCTCTTTTATTGTTTAAACCATTACCGTCTACATGATCAATCTCACGATTACCAATTGGTTTCCCTTTTATTTGTTGGTGCATTGATATAACAGATCTTTCTCCATTATCTTTTCTTATATTTCTTTTTGCATACCAATTGTTTCCATCGAAATGTGCAAACCACTTTAATTCACGAAGATCTTTATCTCTATCATCAATCATTGTGTATTTTCCTTTTGTTAATTTTATCTTTTTCATATCTCTTTCAAAAAATTTACATAAGCATCACTTATTTCTCTGGCAACTTTTACGATAGTTTGTTCCATGCGTTCGATCTCTTTTTCGTGAAAAGGACGATAAAATGACTTAATTTTGCCAGTTATCTGCACTTTTTTCTCATTTTGTCGCCAAAAATCGTCATTTTCGACTGTTTTATCCTTAGTTTGGATCCAATCTAGGTGACAATACTCCGGAACTTCACCAATACTGTATTTTAGAGCGACAGCATAAAAGAGTAACTGCCCGTGTTTTATTACTTTTGCTAAAGTCCACGGGATCTTTCCTGTTTTATATTCTCGAAAAACATTATCGACTGAGTCGTAACTATCTATATAAGATAGAATTGGTACCCCAAGAACATCTGTTTTGATTTCGAATTCAGGTGAATCACAAACTACTAGATTTTCCTTAAAACTTAGAAATTCATCTGAATTTATATCAAGACCAAGTTTAGATTTTACCCAAACAGGATCTTCAAGAAGAGTTATATTGGCTGCTAACTCTTCAAGAATTCCAGCGATTCCTTTTCCAAATCTTAAATATTTTGTGTCTAATTTCTTACCACATTCAAAGTACTCTCTTCTGTAGCGAGTAGGATTTGAATTCCAACAGGTTAGTTGGGACCAAGATAACCACGGTTTTGGTAATATTAATTTATTTTGCATAATATATCTTCTATTTTACTATCGCTATCAATTTCACGAAAAGTTTTACATCCACCATTATCAGATTGAATAGTTACAGTACCTGTAGTGAAATAATGGTTCATTCTTATCTTACCTTTCAAATAAGAGAACATTATATCTTTAGGAGAGTCTATTTCTTCGAAACCGTAAGCTTCAAGTAAACCTTTTGAGAAATGATTGTTATTTTGCAACATCTTCTTCGCTTGTTAGTATCTTAATTTTCAGTTCATTTTCCTTCTCCATAATTATACCTGCAAGACTTATCTTATTCTCTTCTGTTAACTTAACTGAAACTTTCACTTGTTGGATAATCAATTCCAAAGCTTCCAAACTTAGGCATGACTGAATAGCTTGTGTAGCTTTAGTTAGAGCAACAGAACTTACAGGAGAAGGTTCTTCTTGGGTTTGAGTAGCTATAGGTTCAGTTGGATTTTGTTCAACTATTTCCGTAGCTGTTGCTGTATTTTCAGTTTTAGTCGGTACTGGTTTCTTAACAGGTTCTACTCGTCTTTTACTAATGTTAAAATATTCTTTCCATAATTTGTTCATGTGAGGTGCAATATAGGCATGGGCTTCATCCATTGTTCCTGCCTTCACAATGATCTCCGGTTGGATATTAGCATAGTCTCCGGTTGGAATAACCATTCTCATAGAATAGCTAACCATTTCTGGTCCTTTTTTAGACACTCTTTTTTTAGCTACCTTCTTTTTAGACACTACTTTCTTTTTTACTTCTTTTTTTGCGGATGGCATAATTTTTTATAAATTATTTTTAATAAATCGTAGAGAAGGTTTTTCGACAAATGTTGCTTCTCCGGTACTTTCTTCTGTGGCTTTTCGAGCCTTGAACTCTTCGTTCAATTCTGCAACCTTTGGAGTATAGGTCCAAGTCTTCAGTTGTGAAACTGAGAATTTACCTACTGCTGTTTCTGTTTTTTCTACTCCAGTGTCTAACATATCAGCCATAATAATAGCTCTAATTTCATCTTGCTGAGTTTTTAATTCTTTTATTTTAGAATCAAGAACAGCATATTGTGTATGATTATTTTCCATGATTATTTATTCTTATTAAGTATTAATGTAGAAGTCAATGATTTCTCTATGAACTTCTCCTTCTGTTAATCCTTCTTTTTTTGCTTTGGACTTTATAAACTTCTTTTGATCTTCCCTAATCCTTGTGTTTACTCTTTCCATTGGCTTTCTTTGTTGCTTTTTTTCTGTCATTTTTTTCTGGTTTACTAGCTAATAATTCTTCAAACATATAGTCCATACTTCCGAATAATTCTTCTAAATCTTCGTGCATTTCTTTTTGGATGTTTTTACTTATGTATCGTTCTACTCTTCTAACTCTTTTTCCTAATTTAACTATTTTTACTGACATTGTTAGTAATAATAGTATTAGTAAAGCCCATGTTAATATTTCCATTTTATATTTTTATTATTTTTTCTGATAATTTCTCAGCCATCGACCTATTGATTGAGATTACTCCCTTGTCTCTTAACTCAACTATCTCCTTGAATCTTATTAAGCAAAATTCTTTCTTGAATTTTATAATAAGATAAGAAGGTAGTGGGGGTATACTTGCCCCGTCACACGGTTTTGGTCTACTAATTTCGTCTGACCATTTCCAAACTAATCCATTTTTTTCTGTAGCTTGCAGTCCGTCCCACTGGACCTTTTCTATCTTACTGAATGGGAAGGTTTCTTTATCAGTTTGTTTTAGTTCATAGTAACAGTAAAATTCTTTCTCCCGGAAATACTGATTTAGAATTGTGTTCCATTTTTGTTCTCTTTTCATATTATTTATTATATACTATGTCGGTGCCGACAGCAAGTTAAGTTATCCACAGCTATATATTTAATGTTAATTTTTCCTGAAAATCCTGCCCGGACATTATTGTATTGTGACAATCCAAATCACATCCTTTTACGACCAAATGGATGTATAGATTTTTCTTAAGAGCATTCGCCCTCAATACTCTTCCCAAAGATTGGGAGTAGTCCACATATCTCCGTGACTTACTAGCATAAATCACACAAGGGAAGGTCGGTAATTCATATCCAGAAGAAATCGAACTTTGTGCAATTATAATATGTGGCTCTGGACTTTCATTTACTGTTTTTATAAAGGTTCGATCTTTAGTCTGTCCGGTTAGTGTTGAAACATTGTAGCCCTCTTTCCTCAACTGCTCGGCAATCTCATTTATCTGAGCTGTGTAATTAGCGAATATCAGTAATTTCGGAAACTCTAAAGCCCTATCTTTTATATAGTCAATTTTCTTAGACTTGAATATTTTAGTCTCATTGGTCATTAAATCAGTCTTTTCGTATACATTCTCTATTTTCTTGCCATATAGTACCCCATTCTCTATCGTACGGAGCCTTGCTCTCCTTACCAGAGGGTCTGCTTCTGCAAATGATAGCTCGGCTACTGCATTCTTTTGCTCACCTGTAAGCTCAATTTCAACGGTTTTATGGGTTTGGTCCGGTACATCAAAGAAGTCATTTAACCCACCTGTATATCCGAATTGTTGAACCAAATTAGCCAATCTCTGTTTAACTTCATCTGTTTTTTTTGCGATCCAAATTCTTCTTATTCCCATTCGAATTTCTGTATAGTAGATGTCCCGGAATTGTCGGAAGTCCCACTCTTGCCCGAACAATTTTCCTATCGCCCACATCGCCATTGGCTTTGGGACCGGAGTAGCTGAAAGTAAATACAATCTCTTTGGTGGATGTTTTGCTAAGAAGTTTTTAGTAGCTTCGAAGATCTGAGAAGTCTTAGGTATTTGTTTTTTATTTCTTTGAATAAAAGAAGGCATAACTCCGAGATTGTTGTGACACTCGTCTATAATTACAGTATCGTATTCCGGTAGAATATCCCAATCTCTTCGGAGATCTTCTTTACTGATTACCATTATCCCTTTTTTAGTTCCCCACTTTTCATTCTCGTTCTGCCATGTTTTATCTTCCCTTTGCTGTTTCGGGCAAATAACTAGAACATCACCTTCCGCCATTTCCAAAGCTGTTCGAGTCTTCGAAGCTCCCGTACCTAAAAACAATCCGCACTTATGTTTGTCTTCAGATATTATTTTTTTTTGATGTTCATATAATGGTAGTATCATATTAACTATAATTATTGTGTAATCCTGATGTATTCATTGGATCGCTAATCTTTATCCACTGAGGTGTAAATTCTATCCCTACAAATTGTGACTCTGTTCCAGAATGTTCTCTCGGTGTAAAAGAAAATCTGTTACCTTTTTTACCGTAAGCTTTTACTTCTTTTGTGAAAGTCATATTAGATTTACTCTTTCTCCCACCGTCAGATTTATTCCATTCTTTATATTCAGTATACAAATCTGGAGTTGTAATACATTTTGATTTATCCGGTGTAATTCTAATACACTCTGATAAGAAACCTTCAACTGAAGAATTTTCTTCTCGGTACTCGTCCAACATGTGAGTTTGCTCTTTAGTTATAATAAACTTCTTATTGTCAGCTAAATCATTTGCTCCCTTAATCATCCAGTTCAATATACCGGGAAGTTCCTTAGACAATAGTCCTATCCTAGACCTTAATTCGTAGTTTGGATTATCTCTGTAGTTATTTATAAACTGGACAGCACAAATTCTTCTCTCCGTGGCTGTTGAAACATCGTCTACTCTTGGAAGTAAGTTAACTGAGAACACAAACTTAGCTTGAGGTCTGAAAGTAAACTGATCTTTATATTTAATGTCAATGGTAACTTTTTCTCCAGAAATTAGTTTCTTTAGTTTATTACTCTGATAGTAATTCCCTGAAACTTCTTCAATGATATTCAATCTCTTACCTATCAATCCTGCCATTCCAAATTGCCCGTATAAAGCTTCAAGGTCAATATGAGATGTGGCTTCTTTCCCAACTACCATAGTAATTGTATCTATAAAGGTTGACTTTCCGTTACCTCCGTCTCCTACTAAGAACAGAGCTTTGTCGTATAACATTGAAGAAGATAGGCAGTAACCTGAAAATTCCTGTATCAGTTTTGTTTTCTCTACCTGCTCGTCTCCGGACATCCACTCTGATACACACTTCTCCCATAAAGGACACTTTGCTTCAGGGTCATAGACAACTGGATACTGTATTAAGGACACAAAATCAGGAGTATGGTCCCTTAGTTCTTTGGTGTAAATATCCAGTAGACCATTCTTTACATTGATTATATAACCCCCGTCATTGGTTAGAACAAAGCTAGGAATGATTGATAAAAGACAAGCAATCTTATTTTTAACATTTCCAACTGTCCTATAGTTTACTAACTGATCGTCATCCAAACTTCTGAAAATTATATCTTCCATTTCTAGGTCTGACATCATTTTGTAAACACCTTCTTTATAATTAAATATAACTCCAACTTCATTTTTCTTTAGGTGAGGGTACTTAGCTACAATTTCTCTTTCATAGTTTGAGAATCGAAGTTTATCTTTTTCTTTATTCTTTTTAACTACCACCGAGTAAGCCATTTGTAACCTCTGGTCTTCTTCCGGAGTTACATTGTGAGCAATGATTTCGTTCTTATGTGAAAAAGTATATCCACTCCCAAAGGCACTATTGATAGTATTCATAATCTCCTGCATACCACCATTCTCTTTCTCTATCCCATGCCACCCTACCTTACTAATCTGTTCCAAAGCCCTTTCCTTATCCCACCCTGCCTGTCGCATTAGAGAAGCTGTTACAAGAAGTGCATTATTACGGTTGTTAGTATCAGGTAAACTCTCAGGGTGACCAGAAATCAACATCTTAAAACTATCCCTGTCTTCCATTGGAAATTCTTTGTCTACATTCTCGAAGAAAATTTTCTTCTCAGCCTGTGACCGTTCTTTCGCTTTATCACTTGTTGGTTTTTTATCGAAGGTAAGTGCCTTCTCAACTGTTGGAAAGACTTTTTCTACTTCATCCATTGAGTAACTGTTAGCTACTTTTTTATATATACCTTTGATTTTAAATACACCCTCAGTTCCTGTTTTATATTGGTTGCCGGTTTTCTTCCAGTAGAAAGTATCAGGTACTCTTAGTATACGAGTTATATCTTTTACTGCAGGATCAGCATCCAAAGCTATTACAATACTCTGTTCTATCTTTTCCCAATTAGTAACTACTGTCTCCCATTCCTCTGCTGTAACTTCCTCTTTATATATAACCTCATCTAAACACCAGTAAACATGATAACCTCTCTTGGTCTCTATAATAAAGGTTGGATCAAGTAGTCCTTTTATTTTCTCTAATTCTTCTAAATCTTTTCTATCATCTATATCTACAAAGAAAGCATTGAGTGAAGTACAGTTATCTTTTTTAGCTACAGGTGATTTATCAAAATCCTTGAAACCATTTACAGTAAAATAGCTCTCATATCCATTGATATTGAGTTTTTGATTTCTCTCAGCACATGATACTGGTTGCCTGCCATTTGTAGGGTCTATATATCTGAATACATGGTCCGGAAAAAATGTTAAGAAGATGTCTTTATTTTTTTCCATATTTAATTTTTATCAAGTAATTATATGCTTTTAAAACTAATTCAGGATTATCACCAAACCCTCCTAAACTTCTATTGCATTTTTGACACAATAATCCCCTAACAACCCTTGTTTTATGACAATGATCTATTGCGAGAACTCTTCCTTTGTCTTTCTTATTGCAAATAGCACATAGTTCTTTTTGAACACTAAGAAGTTCTTTGTATTTTTCTAAAGTAAATGAAGTATCTATATTAAGTTTTCGTATTCTTGTTTTGAAAAGAGTTTTTTCTGATTTAAACTTCTTCTTCTTTGGTTTGTTTATTTTTATTTTAAGAGGATATTTCAACAATCTTCGCTGATAAGTTATCCTATTTCTTTCTTTTTTTATTTCTGGAGATAAATTAGTTTTATATCTTTTTTCTTGCTCTCTTATTTTCTCTATGTTTTTTAACCTATATTTTTTTCTTGTGTTTTTTATTTTTTCTTTATTAAGAATATAATACTGTTTTTTTTGATTTGATATTTTTTCTTTCTGTTTTCTCTTACTCACACTCAAAATACCCTTAACAGGAGAGCCAGTGATGCAATTCACTTTAAACCTGTTAAGGGTATTTTGGTTGCGAGTATTCTTTTGTGTAGGTGTATTTTGCATATTTTTGGCTCTTTTGCATTTTGCGTTGCTTTTTTTATTCTACTTTTTTCTCAAGATAAGTTGTGAGTTTCTCTCAAGAACTTCGAGTTGATTTCCATAAACATGAACGAAACTATCAATCCCTGTTTTTGGTATGTATAATGGATCTATTCCTTGACCCCAAGTGTAGTCGTCAAAGATCATTATTCCACCTTTCTTTAGAAGCGGAAATGCAAGCACTGCGTCTTCGAGGACATCGCTGGCTAAATGTGAACCGTCAATGTAGATGAAGCTAATACAATTTTCAAAAATAGATAAATTTTTTAATTGTTCTTGCGACTTCCCTTGAATAATAGCTATTCTTTCTTTATATTCTAGTGTATTCTGATTAAACCTATCCAATAGATTTACTTCATCAGGAAGATCTTGCCCCCCCTCAAAAGTATCAATTACCGTTAGGTGAGCTTCGGAGTTCTCTAACATCCAAACCGAAGCCTGTCCTTCATAGCAACCAATCTCTAAAAATCTAAGGTCTCCCTCATCATCTTTTATCGGTAAAACATACTTCTCGAAGTTAGCTTTACCAGTAACCTCGAACCAATTATTGGTGAACATAGTCTATTATTTATTAGTTACTAAAAAGCAATTTCGTCAGGATTTATATCATCTGCAGGTTTTGCTTCTACTGGAGCAACTGCCTCTCCTGTTGCACTTTGAGGTACAGCTTCCAACTTAGGAAGAATAAGAGTATTTACCATATTGTGTAGGAATTCCATTCTCTTAGTATCGTCCCAAACTAATTCCCCTTTAACAGTTACTTGTTCCATGTCCGGCATTCCATTAGGATTGTCTCTTGTGTAAGCATGCTTCAATGCTACTCCATTTTGGTTAACGAATAGTGAACTCTTATTTTTACCGTCAACTTCTTTCATACTCGGAGATACTTTCATTTCTTGTGATAGATCTATGTTGGGTAACATTTTTAGAAATGCTGTTGAAAAACTATTGCTGTAAGATAACTGCAATGTATATAATTCTTCATTGTCTCTGAAACCAAAGTTCCAAGTCTTCCCATAGTTCCCGTCTTTAACTTGAATGCTCTCCAACTTCCCTGTGAAGCTATCGTAAAACTTTTCGTTAACAGTGTTACCGATTTTGTTTACTCTTGTAATAGCACCTTCTGTTCCTTCAGGAACTCTTTGACAAAATTTGCCACCTAAAATAGTAATAAAATTACCTCCTGTTCTTTGTTCTAAACCCATAATTTTGTAGTGGATTACCACCATTTTTTAATTTGTAACCGGATAATTCCGGTCAGATTTTGTTCTCGGACTAGGAGAAACTTAATCTATATAGATTATACTAAATCGACAGTGACATTGCAACTATTCAACCTGTGGATAAACTGTTAATATGTTGATAACTTTTTTCCCTGTGTTTTTAATCGTTCTATAGTCTGTTTAGACCTCTTATAGTTACCGGCTCTCTTACTTCCCTTCTTAAAACGGAATTTTGCCCCTGCTTCTAGGTTCTTGTAGGTATCATTCTTAATAGCTGTATCTCCTTTATCTTTTCTATACCATTTTGGAATAACACCTTTCTTTACATCAAGCCAGAACTTTTCTCGGTACTCTCTACCAGTCAAACCGTGCTTATAATAAACATGCGAACATACTTGAACATACCACTTACCACAAATTAAACATTGAACCTTATCAGCACTTGGTATCATTGCAATTTTATCGTTTCTAATTCTCTGCCAGTCAGCCATTCTCTTGGCATATTTTTTATTATAAAATTTCTGTCTACATGTAGCACTACAGAATGTCCGGAACCGTGAGTTCGGAAGATCTCCACCACATACTTTACAGTCAGTTCTTATTTCTACCATAGTTATTTATTGTTTAGTTTTTAATGATTTTAGGTTTAGAATATATCTATATCCAGCTTCAACTCCATCATTAAACTCTGTTCCTTTTTCTACTAAGTTTTGTTTTTCCATTATCTCTCCCCTTATCTCCTCAACTTTAGTTTCGTTCTCTTTATTATCATTTATAAAATCAATAACCTCGTTTATTTTCTCTTTTAGTTGCCACAAAATATTAGTTTCTGGTGTATGTCCGTTATTTTCTCTTTTAAATTCTTCCATTCTTTCTAATTTTTTTTCCATATATCTATAGGTTTATTTATTATTAATTAAATTATATTCACCTGTTTTAATATCTACTTTCCATTCTCCACAACTACATCTATAAGGTAAAACCCTACTTCCATTACCTAGCAATCTTTCTTTGCAAATAGTGCAAA